TCTATTGTTTGGTTGAGCTGCAAAATTGCCGTCATCTAAGGCAATTATGTGTGCACACTTATGTTCGTGTGGTATTTCTGAATGATCAGTGTCTAGTATATTAGCATCTGGGTGTGCCCAGTCAACTGTAAATAGATATGCACCGTGATGCCATTGTTTATCTTTACCAATATATTTTCCTGAAGCTGCGCTTAAGATAGCCCAATGAGTAACAGTAGGATAATAGCTAAAAGAATTCCAGAGCTCCAGTTCATCAAGTCGTCTTGTGGGCACTCTGGATGGGTCAAATCCCTTTTGAATAAACGCGCTAATTGGTAGGCGATAAAATATTGCACCGTTTTCCATAAGAGCGTGCCATAGTATAGCCCTGCCTCCCATGCTTGTAAGGCCAAAGATGATACAGTCTTCAACTTCTCCTTTATGTTTTTTGAGATCATATAAATACTCCTTCCGTATTTGAGCATAAATTGGTGAAATGTTAGCATTAAGATAAGCCATTATTTTATTTCACCCCAATTTTTACCATGCTCATAATCTACTTTGTTTGGAACTTTTAATTCCACAGCAGACTCCATTATCTCAATAATTTGTTCTGCCTTTGCATCAGATTCAACAGAGATATCTACCTCGTCATGAATTTGTATGTGAGGTATTATACCATTTTCATATAAAGCTACCATACTTTTTTTAGTCATATCTGCTGCTGATCCTTGTATTAATTTGTTCAATGCTTTGTATGTAAACGCACGTTTAAGCGGTTCATCATATTCTTTTCTTGCCATCTCTAATGGTAATGGTTTGAATACACCAAATTGTACAGGTTGCCAAAGATCAAAGTGACACGCACGACCTAACAAAGTTCTAATCTTACCTCTGTCTTCTGCTTTACGAGTAACATTGTCCATAAGTTTTTTAACAAAAGGAGCTTTAGCATGATATTGTCTAATTAATTTTTCTGCAGATTCTTTCATTAAACCTAGTTCTGCCATTAATTTATTTTTACCCATACCATACATCAGACCTAAATTAATAGTCTTAGCTTGCTTCCGTTCTATGCCTGCCATGTCGGCCACGACCTGGTGGAAATCAGCGTCTCCGGCGTTGTATGCGCCAACAATTTCATCAACTCCCTCTAAATTTTGTAGTTTTGCGTAATGTACTAAAATTCTGGGCTCTTGTTGTGAATAGTCAAATGATCCCCATTTAGTATTATCTTCTGGAATAAATATAGATCTAATCATTGGTCCTAACTCTGGGTGTCTTGCTGGAATCTGTTGTAGATTAGGATTTGACATAGAGAATCTTCCTGTCACCGTTCCGCCTTGATCTGATCTAATTTGATTTATGTCTGCATGTATTCTTCCATTCACTGCATGTTTAGTTATAGAATCTATAAATGTACTATGTGCTTTATTTATTTCTCTAGCTTCAGCTATAGCTTGTGGTAATTCATGTGGGTGGTTTTGTAAAAAGTTTTTTGTAAAGCTAGGTTCATTTGCTTTTTCTGTCCTGTCGTAGGGTAAACCTAATTTGTCAAATGCTTTTGCAATAGAACGAGCCGCGCTTATCTCTACGTCAACACCTGTTAAGTTTTTTATTTTACTTACAATCTTAGCTTCTCTTTCCATAAGATTCTTTTTTAATTTGTCAGCGTGTTCAAGATCAACTCTTACACCTTTGAATCTCATGTCAACTAAACAAGGAAATAGTTTTGTCTCCAGGTTAAACACATCCATTAGTTCTTGATTGTGTAATTCTGTATTTAATCTTTGCCAAAGTTTTAATGTAGCTTCCGCATCACGTTCAGCATACTCACCTACATACATAGCAGGAAGTTTATATAGTTCTGCTTTAGGATCTACACCATAATCTTTTGCAGCTTCCTCTAAAATTTTTTCGTTCTTACCTATACCTACATAAAATTTAGCCAACGTATTTAATGCATAAGATAATCTATTCTCATCTATTAAAGACGCTGCGATCATAGTATCTACAATCTTACCTCTAATTTTTATACCAGCTTGTCTAAGCCAACAAACGTCATACATTGCATTGTGAAATATAAAGGTAGTTTTCTCTTGATTAACTAATTCCTGGACCCACTCTAAAACAAGCTTTTTGTCCATATTTCCACCACCCTCGTGTCCTATAGGATAATACCCTGACCAGCCCTCTACGGCCACCGCAACGCCTGCAATGTGCCCATTTCCACTCACATTACCTGATCCTAGTGATTTTAAGTGTGGATCACAGGTTTCTAAGTCAATCGCTATTTCTTTAGCGCCTGATAAATCTTTTAGTTCGTGTGGTGCTACCCATTCTGTTTCGGGTGCAAATAGCGGGATCTGTGTTCTTCTCATTCGTAGTCTCTCTCCTTCACCATCTCAAGATAGTGTATTGCTTTATCTATATCTTGTATACCACCCTTTAGAGAGTGCCTACAGATATACTTTATAGCGTTGCCCTCCGCAAAAAGCAACTTGTTTTCGTTGATAAATTCGGCAGGTTGAATCTTCATATTTTTGTAGTGTTTCCCACCTACCTGCTCTTCTAAAGAATCATAAGTTGTTCTTTTAAACATTTCTTTATTTGTCATATTATATAAGCTCGATCAAAATTTTTAGGATCTAACACATGCAATTCACGTTTCGCTCTCGTCGCGCCAGTGTAAAATAATCTGTGTAATTCATCTGGATCATGACTCATAGTTTCTAGTGCTGCACCTGTAAGATCTTGTAACAATAAAACATTGTCGGCTTCTCCTCCTTTTGCTGCGTGTATGGTTGACATTTTTATACGAGGATTTTTATTTATCTGCTCACCATTCGCCCTCATATTACGAATGTAAGTTTCAGTGATGGGATCTAATCCATCAAATGATTCATACCAAACTTTAGAAGTTATTAATCCATGTTGTTCTTGACATTCTTTTAATGTATACTTCGCATCCGAATGCAAAGTTTTACCCTTTTGAAACCCAGGTAAAACATTACTTCCTAAATACTGATAAATATTTTTAATCTCTAAATGATTTAATTGATCACCTTTACGCCAATGTTCCCAATTATTTAATGCCAATAATAATTTTAATGGTACAGAATTTATACCTTTGTATTGAAAATACCATCCTTGAATCTCACACAAATCTTTTGCATCTTCTAAAAAATAATTTGCGGAAGATAAAACTAACCACTCACCTTTACTCATATCTACTTGTGTTATATCAGAATATCTTTTTAACAATCCTTGTTCTTCTCTAGGTTTATATTCTTTACTAAATCTATTCTGTACTTTACTTATAATATTTTGTGATAGTTCGTGAATAGGTCCTCCAGGTATACGATAAGATTGATCTAATACTTTTATGTCATTTACTTCTTCTTTAAGTGCAATGAAGTGATCTACATCTGCACCAGCCCATTTAAATATAGCCTGGTCATCATCCCCTGCTATGTATGTTTTGTTTGCTTTAGACCAAATCTTTCTTACCATCTCCCACTGCAGTAATGATAAGTCTTGAGCTTCATCTATAAACAAAGCTTCAAATTTATTTAATGTTTCTTTTAATAAAAAGTCTTCTATCAAATCATTAAAGTCTTTTAGATTTTTTTCTTTCTTAAATCTTTTTAATTCTTCTGCTAATAAGAATAATGTGTTTCGTTCTATATCTATTATGTTTTTTCTAGAGTCATAGTATTCCAATAAGTCCATACGTTTAACTGCAGCTGTATTTATAATTGTTAGGTATTCATTATCAGAATTAAATGTACCATCTTCTGTAGAATACTTTGCAGTCTTAATAGGTATGCCACATTTTTGTCCAAATTCTTTATAGTCTTCTGTCTTCATCATTTTTTCTTTTGTCATTCCTAATTGATTGAATGCATAAGAATGAAGAGTTCTAAAAAATGGTAGATCATTCTCTATATCTAAACCAAATTTATCTGCAGCTCTGTTTGCTGCTTCTGTTGCTGCTTTTTTTGTAAAAGAAAAGTAACCTATCTGTCTAGGCCTTATCCCATCTTTTAAAAATTCGTCCACTAAGTTTAACAACGTTGTTGTCTTTCCTGTTCCTGGTGGACCTAGTATTATTGTCTTCATACTTCTTTAGTTTCCTTTCCGCTATCTGTAGCTGTATTTGTGTTAGTTCTAATTCTTCTGTTAGTTCTTGTATTATTAATCTAAATCTTAAATGCCAATTTTTACCAACATCTCTGTCATAAGTAGGAGGCTTAGACATTAAAAATCTTCCTGTTGATAAGGTATTTTAGAAACTGACGCTTCTAATTTTTTCATTGTTTTAATTTTAATTACTCTAGGTTGTTGTGATTTAACTCTGAGTCTTGTTTCTTCTACAAAGAT